AACTTATATAAAAACTTAAACAGGAGCAAGAAAATGGATAGAAAAGTAGAGTTATTTCATACAGCATTTGAAGATAAACCAGAATATATTGGTACTTGGGCTTTTTCACATCAAAAATATGGTAACTATAGTGATAAAAGTTTAGCAGAGGTAGTTTATTCTGCTTCACAAAATATTGATGAAAGTTGGTCAAAAGAAGCACTTGGCAAAGAGTATCGTTCTACATCAGTTGGTGATTATGTAAAGATTAATGGTGTTAGATATTATGTCGCTAATTATGGTTTTACAAAAACACCTGTAGATAACAGAGGTAGAAACAGCAAAGGTGAAAGAATTTAATAATTTTAACAGGGAGCAGAAATGCTCCCACAATTTTTAAAAACTTAAACAGGAGATAGAAAATGAATAAATTAACTACACAAGAAAAAACAAAAGCAATATATTTTGTAGCTTTGCAGAAAACTAAAAAACTTAAAACTAAGATTTCTAATCTTGAGTGTAAATATCTTGATGAAGCAATAGTTGTAATGAATTTAATAAGTGCTTTAAAAGAAGAAACATATACAAGTTTTAAAGAGGGTGTAGATAGAAAAGAGTATGTCGCAAATAGAAAACATGAACTGTTTATCCTTGAAGATAAAATACATAAATTAAGAACTGAACTTGATGAAAATAATAATCTCCTTATGAGGAGCTGTATTGAGAGTGAAGATATTATTAAGTATTGTTTAGATGGTGATTGGGAAGCAGTTTATGATGGACATGAAGAATTCCAATTATTGACAAAAGCTATACGAAAAATAGAAGGTGTATCTTAAAATTAACAGGGAGCAGAAATGCTCCCATTTACTAGGAGATAGAAAATGAAAGATTGGATTAACATTAAAGAAGTTAGAAAAGAAGTTAAAGAAAAAATTGGACATTCAGCGATTGTTAATAAGAGCAATTCTCAAGTTATGCAAATTGCTTTTGATAATAATATTGTGTCTGCTAATGACATGCACATTTGGGATATCCAAGAGCAATGCAGAATTGGACATTAATTTTAACAGGGAGAAGTATATGAATGAGCAAGATAGATTAAACAATAAATATATGACAGGTTGGGAAATAGTTATAAGTACATTAATGTTTAGTATGATAATCGGTTTAACATATTTTATATTACTGCTAAAATAAAATTTTCATACTTGCTACCTTTTTGGGGAGTTTCACAACTCCCTTTTTTTTGCTTGTGTATAAGGTTAATTTGTTGCTAGAATAGAATAACTTTTACTTGACAGGGAATTTGAGTTATGTCTGAAGAACATCTAGAGATTGTAAATGATATTCTAGACTTAGAATGTGATTACAAAGAATTAGATACTGATGATGATGGAACTTTTGAAGGCTATGCGTCAGTATTCAACAATAAGGATTTAGGAAATGATGTTATCAAACAAGGTGCATTTTCTGAATCAATCAAAGGCAAGAAACCAAAACAAATAAAACTTCTATATCAACATAAGACAGATGAGCCTATTGGTGTCATTGATTCTTTAGTTGAGGATACTAGAGGTTTAAAGATTAAAGGTAGACTTGCTATGGGTACACAAAAAGGTAAAGAAGTATTTGAGCTTATGAAAATGGGTGCATTAGATTCTATGTCAATTGGATATAGATTATCCCCAGACGATTACAAATACAGCGACAAGTTAAAGAAAAGAACAATTACGAATTTGGACTTAATGGAAATATCAATGGTTACGTTTCCAATGAATCCAAAAGCTAAGATTACGAAAGTGAAATTAGCTGAAATGAATGTAAGGGAAATAGAACATTACTTGCGTGATGTGGGCTTAATGTCTAGTTCTGTTGCAAAACAAAGTGCTAATGTATTATACAAGTCATTTAACCATGAGGTTGATGAGCAACGTGATGTTGTGGATAGTATTAAGCATTTAATTGAAACAATTAAACATTAAGGAGTTTATTATGAGTGATGAAATTAAATCTGTAATAGACAACTTGAATTCTACTTTTGAAGATTTTAAAAGTGAGAACTCAAAACGTCTAGACGAGATTGAAAAGAAAGGCTCTGCTGACCCTATCCTTGAAGAAAAAGTAGATAAGATGGCTGATGACATTTCTAAAATGGCTGAAACCAAACAAGCTATTGAACTTCAAGCTAAGAACTTAGCAGAAGCACAAGCGAAATTAGATAACTTAGAAACAGTTATTGGAAGACCTAATACTGGCGAAACAAAAGATGTGGACATTCAAATGAAAGCATTTGGCGATTGGCTAAGAAAAGGTGAAGTTGATGAAATGGAGAAGAAAGCACTTTATGAGTCTGATGACACATTAGGTGGTTTTTATGCTCCAGCAGAATACGTTGCTGATTTAATCAAAGGCGTAACTGAAATTTCTCCAATCCGTTCTATTGCTAGAGTTAGAAGTACATCTAACAGAGGGATTGAGATTCCAAAAAGAACTGGTCAATTTGCTGCACAATTTGTTGCTGAAACAGGTACACGTTCTGAAACAACTGGTTACACAACAGGCTTAATGCAAATTGACGCACATGAGCTTTATGCTTTAGTTGATATTTCACAAGCTATGTTAGAAGATTCTGCTTTTGATTTAGAAAGCGAAATGTCTACAGAGTTTGGTGAGCAGTTTGCGAAAGCTGAAGGTACTGCATTTGTAACTGGTAATGGTGTAGGTAGACCACAAGGTTTTACTGATACATCTGCTGGAGTTGGTACAACTAATTCTGGAAGTGGTTCAGCTTTAACTGCAAATGGTTTAGTTGACCTTACAATGGCTATCAAATCTGACTATATGGCAAACGCAAGTTTTGTAATGAACAGAGCTACTTTTGCTGATGTATTAAAGTTAGAAGATACAGAAGGTCAAAAAATATTTGTTAACGCTATGAGCTATGTTGGTGGGACACCAGCAACAATCTTAGGTAAGCCATATATTTTAGCTGAAGATATGCCAGATGTTGGTGGCTCTGCTAAACCTATTGCTTATGGAGATTTCTCAAGAGCATACACTATTGTAGACAGAGTTAATCTTTCAGTAATGAGAGACCCATACTCACAAGCTACAAGTGGAAATATACGTTATGTTGCCAGACGTAGAGTTGGCGGTGCTGTAGTTCTTGCGGAAGCAATTAGACTACAAAACATTTCTGCATAAGGGAGATTATTATGAGAGATATTGCAAATAGAACTAAGTCAGTTACTTGTCAAGACGCAGCAGTATTTACAGCAGACGCAAATGGAACTACTGTTGATACACAAGGTTTTGAATCAGTAATGTTCATAGTTAACTCTGGTGTTGAAGGCGATACATTATCTAGTAGTGTAAAGTTTGACTTTATACTTCAAGATTCTACAGACGATTCTACATTCTCAGCCGTTACTAGCTCAACAGCAGTAACAGAAGGAAGTGTTGATGGCTCTGGTATCTTTTTAACATTAGATGCTAACGGTGAAACACCACAGACTAGCCAAATTGGTTATATCGGTGGTAATAGATATGTAAGAGTTAAGATTGACGCTACAGGAACTCACTCAAATGGAACACCTATAAGTGTTCAAGCTGTGTTGGGTAATCCTATAGATTCAACAGACGCTTAATATCTGATAAGTTTGTGGGGAGCGGTTTTGATTGCTCATTGTCTGCTCCTCACTCTTATATTGATTAGATAGTATTTTAAGAATATTATGTAATGAATAATGGAGAGAAATATGAAGATAAAAATGTTAAGAGATATGAAAGGCTCTAGTAATGAATCTGGTAATGCGACCAGAGTTTATCAAAACAATGAGATTATTGATTGTGATAAACAATGGAAGGTAGATTTAGCGAATAACTTTATGTCTAATAATTCAGCTATAGAAGTTAAAGTTGATGAGCCAAAAGAAACAAAGAAAAAAGCAGTAAAGAAAAAAACTACCAAGAAAAAAGCCACTAAGTCTAAAGGTTAATTGCTATGGCTAGAAGTATTGGGAGTACATTTTCCACCCAGTTATCTAGCAGTCAAACTAGACCATTTTATGCAGTAGAGTTTTTGTATTCCATTCCATTAAGAATGTGGACTGGATATGGTGAGTTTGAGATTCTAGGAAATGATTATCAGGGTCTTGGAAATTTAGTAAGCATAAGTCAAGTTAATGAATCCGCAGATATTAAAGCAACTGGAATTACAGTTAATGTTTCTGGGTTAGATACCAGTATTGTTTCAACTGGTTTTAATGAAACTCAACAAGGCACAACCGTAAATGTATATTTTGGAGTTTTAACAACATCAGGAAATGCTTTGACGATTGTTGACACACCCTATCAAATATTTAGTGGAAGTGTTGATACTGTAAGCATAACAGAAGATGGTGATGTTTCTTCCATACAGTACGGTGTTGAAAGCAAATTAATTTCTTTAGAAAAAGCATTAGATTTTAGATACACAGACCAAGACCAAAAGTTTTATTTCCCAAATGATAAAGGATTAGAGTTTGTAGATGATTTGCAAGACAAGTCTATTGATTGGGGTGGGGGAGAAAAATAATGGGTTTTTCATTAAGTTCAATTTTTAAAGCGGTAAAGGAAGTAGCATTAAAAGTTAATACTTTTATGAGTGCTTTGAATCCTATACAGTCTTTCTTAGTCAGCATGGCTGTATCTGCTGTACTTTCAAAAGTATTTGCAAAGAAACCAAAAGCTAATTATCAACAACAACTATCTGCTAGAACAGAGATGGTTAAGCAAGCAATCATTACCAGAGATACTGTTTATGGTGAAACTAAAAAATCTGGTGGTATCTTATTCATGGAAGGTACTAACAACAACAAAGATTTGCATTTAGTAATTCAGTTGGCTTCACATGAAATTCAATCTATAGATAAAATATATTTTGGAGAAGATGAATTAACTTTAGCAAGTGGCGGAACAGACTCTAATGGAGATACAAGATTTATTGTTACAGCTCCAGCTCAATACGAAACCGAATCCAGATTTACTACAAAAACACAAACATTAATTGTTAATAGTTATGTTGATGTAGAATATAGAACAACATTACCATTTGGTGGATATAATATTGTTTCTGGTAAAGGAATATTAAGAGGAACAACATCTATAGCATTGGTTTCTGATACAGCATTTACAATAACAACAGCAGATACTTTAAATATCAATGGTGTAAGTTATGGTATATCTTCTGGTGGAAGTTCTTCTGCTTCAGGAACAAGACATAATTTAACCGTTACCATTTCAGAGGGGTTAAGAACAGATGTTAGAGCAACAGCGATTAATTATATTGGTGCTTTTGGTAACAGAGAAAGAATAACTCCATATAGAAACAACGCTAATACTCCCAAACCATATCTTTCTGGAACAACAACAGAAACAGAAAATGCTATTATTGCTAGTCATTCTTTTACATCTGCTGACACAGATGATTTAGTAGTAAGAATAAAAAAACATTTAGGAAGTGATGACCAAGTAGCAGATGCAGATTTAGTATCTGAAGTATCACAATGGACACAATCACATAGATTGCAAGGTATTGCTTATTTATATGTGAAATTAAAATATGATGTTGACGCTTTCCCTACAGGTATTCCAAATATATCTGCTGAAATAAAGGGCAAAAAAATATTAGATTTTAGAGATGGAACAACAGCATTTTCATCTAATCCAGCTTTATGTTTATACGATTATTTAACAGATACTAGATTTGGATTAGCAACACCAACTGCCAATATTGATACAACATCTTTTACTACTGTTGCAAATATATGTGATGAAGATATTAGTTTAGCTGGCGGTGGTACAGAAAACAGATATGAATCACATGGTATTGTTTATAGCAATGTTGACCCAATGACAGCGATAGATGAATTGCTAGGCTCTATGTTGGGTGTATTAAGCTATTCAAACGGTAAGTTTATCTTAGCTGGTGGAAAATATGTTGCTCCTACTATATCGCTTGATGAAGATGATTTTAGAGGTGGTATGTCTGTGCAAACCAAACAATCCAGAAGAAATTTATTCAATACAGTTAAAGGTGTTTTTACTAGCCCATCATCTGACTGGCAACCATCAGATTACCCAATGGTAACATCAGACACATTTGTTGCAGAAGATAATGGAGAAACAATATTTGCCAATGCAGATTTACCTTTTACTACATCACCAACAATGGCACAAAGAATTGCTAAAGTTATTCTGTTTAAAAACAGACAGCAAATGGTTGTTCAAGCTCCTATGAAACTATCTGCTTTTAAATTACAGGTAGGTGATACAGTTAGCTTAACCAATGCAAGATTAGGGTTTAGTTCTAAGATATTCCAAGTTGCAGACTGGACTTTTGTAAGCACAGCAGATGATGTTGGTATTGATTTGGTATTACAAGAAACATCTTCTAGTGTTTGGGATTGGGACGCTGAAGAATCTGAATTTATATCTGATAATACTACTTTGCCAACTTCTGCAACAGTAACAGCTCCATCATTAGAAGTAAGCGACATAATGAGGTCATACTCTGGTGTTGTATCCACCATTCTTTTAATTAAAGTAGCTTCCAATCAGGGAACAACCAATGAATTTGAAGTAGAGTATAGAAACACTTCTACTGATACTGAATATACAAGTTTAGGTAAGTCCAGAGGACAAAATTTTGAAGTTGTTAATGCGGAAGATGGAATGACTTATGAGGTTAGAGCAAGAGCCGTCAATGCGTTTAATGTTTATTCTTCTTTCACTAGTGCATCACATGAAGTGGTGGGTAAAACAGCTCCACCAGCAGATGTTGCAGATTTTTCTGTAAATATAGTTAATAATTTAGCAGTATGTTCATGGACACCAAATGATGAATTGGATTTATCTCATTATGTGATACGACATACTCCAGTAACATCAAGCCCTGTTTATGCTGGTGCTACTATTGTTGCAGAGTATGTATCCAAAGCAACGAATCAAATATCTTTGCCAGCTCAA